AGAAAAGTTGATGGTTATTGGAATTATGATAAATCTGAATTTGAGAGTGTATCGGCGATTGCTGATAGTGATGACAAGATTAAAGAAATCTGGTCAAAACAACACGCTCTAAAACCTTTCTTAGCTCCCGATAATTTTAAGACCTATGATGAACTCAAAGAGAAACTGAATAGGGTAATTACAGGAGTGAGAAGCGCTGAAACTGTTGACAAAACAGACCTCCCGCCTAAGTCTAACGGTTCAGTGAAAAGTCCTGAAGTTGCTCAAACTAAGGCAAATACTAAAGTTGAATTAGATGATGATGAAGATGATACTTTGTCTTACTTTAGTAAACTTGCTGAAGACGAGTAATCTCTCTCTGCTTCAATGACTTTAAGGGGATAGTAGAAATACTGTCCCCTTTTTATTTTCCTCTTATAAATATTGCTATGGTAAGTATATTAGATCCTCTTGTTGTAAAACAAGATGGAGTAAGAAAATCAGCTGACTGGTACAGAAAAGCAATTGGTTCTATCGCTGATAGAATAAGTGCCAGAAAGTTAATGGGTCAAGGTAAACTATTACAAAGACCAAGTATAGGTCGTTTAAATATGTTCTTTTATGATCCTAAAACAAAAGATAAATTACCATATTATGATACATTTCCTCTTGTATTGCCATTAGAGGCATTTAGAGGTGGGTTTTTAGGTATGAATTTTCATTACTTACCTTACTTAACACGTTTTAGATTATTAGAACAAATACAACAATTTGCTGATGGCAATCCTATGAAAGAAAATACACGTTTTGATGTAAGTTATGAGAGAGTGATGGATATTAAGTTAGCAAAAAAAACATTTAAAAAATATTTGTGGACACACGTTAGAAGTAGTTTTTTAAGAATTGATTCAGATGAAGCTGCTCTTGCTGTTTATTTACCAGTACAGCAGTTTAAAAAAGGGAGACCATACTAATGGCAATTTTACGAGGCGGAAAAAGAATTGGTGGGTTTGATATACGAATAGGTTTACCTAGGGATAGATCACTTGACAATGTAGGAAGTGATCCTAGAATAGGACAAAAAGCAGGACCCTCTGGTGTGCCTATTGTAAAAACAAGTGATGAACGATTAAAAAAAGCCGCTCAAGGTGCTAAATCAGCAAACATTCAAAGAGGTTCAGACTTAACAGGTGATGATAGTAAAAGAAATTATGGTCAATATAAAGAATCAGTAATAGGTAGATTTTTAGCAAATGTTGGTGAAGGTAGTTTTGCTAGACCTAATAGATATTTGATAGTAATATATCCTCCTGTTTCTTTAATAGAAAGTCAAAATGAATTAACAAGTCCTCAAATGTTAAGAAACGTAGGTATGATGTGTAATAAAATTGAATTTCCTAGTAGAGATATAAATTCACAAGAAGTTATTACTTATGGACCTAAAAGAAATATGCCATATGCTTATTCATTTCCTGGTTCAATCGAAGCTACATTTTACAGTGACAAGTATTTAAAACAAAGAGCATTTTTTGAAAACTGGCAATTACAAATGTTTAATTCAGATACTCACAATATGAATTTCTATCAAAATTACATTGGTCAAATGGACATCTATCAATTAAGTACAATTATGAAATATGATGATGATGCTGACTTAGCACTACCTACTACTGAAATCACATATGCTGTAAGATTATATGAAGTATATCCTGAAACAATAAGTACAGTTGGCTTAGGAATGGCTGACACAGATTCAATAACAGAAATACCAATAAAGTTAAGTTATAGAACTTGGAGAAATTTATCACTTGAAGGAATACAAAATACATCTTCAGGTGAGGCATTTTCTAATTACAATGAAGAAAAACGTACAATCAATTTTAATGCTGGTGAGGGTGACTTTATACCTACCACAGATATACGTTCTATAAGTCCATTACAATTAGGAACAAAAGATTTATCAGGTTCACAAGTAGCGAAAAAAGGATTTTTAGATAAACTACCTCCTGAATTAAAAAGAGCAGGTAGAGATATTATTAATCAAGTGAAAAGAAATTTACCAATAGGTAGAGTGACTGGCGGAAGAGTATTTCCACCATTTTTATAATTATATAACATAAGGAGAATATAATGACGTTACCAATAATTGAAGCACCTTCCTATGAGTTGACTTTGCCATCAAGGAACGAAATAATAAAATTTCGACCATTCTTGGTGAAAGAAGAAAAGATATTACTTATAGCATTAGAAGATGGTTCACAACAAGCGATGATACAGGCAATTAAAGATATTTGTTATTCGTGTACATATGAAAAGTTACCTGTAGAAGAATTGCCATTATTTGATTTAGAATACGTATTTTTAAATATAAGAGCTAAATCAGTAGGCGAAGTAGCAAAATTAAAAATTTTGTGTCCAGACGATAGAGAAACATATGTTGATGTTGAAGTCAATTTAGAAAAAGTTGATGTGATGGTAGACGATAATCACACAAACGATATAATAATTGACTCAAGTAAAAAATTAGGTATTATGATGAAATATCCTAGTATCGAAGATTTAAATGACATAGGTGATTTTACGGCTGCTACATCAAAAGAGTTATTTGACATAATAGCAAAAGGAATAGATTATGTATATCAAGGTGATAAGAAATTTAAGGGCAAAGATTATACAACTGAAGAAATGAATAAGTTTTTGGAAAGTTTGACTGGAAAAGTATTAACAGATATTAAACTGTTCTATGATACATCACCTAAACTTAAACATATTGTTGAAGTAGAAAATCCTAAAACCAAAGTAAAAAGTAAGGTTACTTTACAAGGTTTAATGGATTTTTTCGGATAGCCCTCTCTCATAATAGCTTAGAAAACTATTATGAAACTAACTTTGCTTTACTACATCATCATAAATATTCATTAAGTGAGTTAGAAAATATGTTGCCTTGGGAGAGGGAGGTATATATCGGTTTGCTAACGAAACACTTAAAAGAAGAACGAGATCGAATGAAGGAGAGAAATCGTGGAAGATAAAGTAACAAAAAAAGTAAATGTAGAGTTAGAGGTCGATACATCTGTAAAAGATTTAGGACCTAATCCCTACGCAAAATTAATTCATTTGGCAAGAGCCGTTGACAGTTGGAGAATATTTCCTAGAGTATTCATTACAACTTACATCTATCTATTATATAAAGTAGTAATATGGTATATGAACATACCTAATCCTACTATGGAACAAAGTGGGTTAGTATCTATCGTTGTAGGTGCTGGCGCTGCTTGGTTCGGTTTATATACTGGTAGTAGAGCAAAATCAGACGATAAGAAATAATTATGGCTGAAATAGCACAATTACAATCAATAACTGATTCAATGAAATCCAGTTATGGTGGTATTATAGGAAGAACAAGTCCTAAAATAATCACACCTGGAAAAATGAGTTTTGGTGCTAATTCTATTTCAGAACAAACTCCTATATTAGATGATATACGAGAATTACAACAACAACAATTAAAGCAATCTCTTTTAACAAACTCTTTTTTAGCAAAGTCTTTCAAACTAGAATTAGATAAGGTAAGAAGGGATAAAGATCAAGGTGATGAATTAAAAAAAGAATTAGCAAAAATGACAGGTGCTGGTGCTGCTGCTGGTACTTTGGGTATGAACGTTGCTGGAAAAGGTGGTGAAGGCGGTGGTTTAGGTCTAGCTGATTTAGCAGGAACAGCATTAGCTGTAGGTGGTGCTTCTTCAGTTGCTAAAACTTTAGTAGGCGGCAAAGGTAAGGGCACTGATAAAACAGGCAAAAAAACAGGTAAACTTTCAAAAGGAAAAAACTTTGTTAAAGGTTTAGCAAGAAATAAATTTGTAAAAGGTGGTGGTTTACTTACTGCTTTATTAAGTGTTGCTGGTATAGCTGCTGAATTTTCAGACATTGATGCCGCAAAAGCATCAGGTGATGAACAAAAGATTTATGATGAGAAAAGAGATGTTGCTGAAGTTGCTGGCAGTGGTGCTGGTGCGTTAGGTGGTATGGCTTCAGGTGCCTTAGCAGGTGCTGCTATTGGTTCTGTTGTTCCTGTAATAGGAACTGCTATCGGAGGTTTTGTAGGTGGAATTTTAGGCAGTATGGGTGGTGCGTACTTAGGTGAAAAAGCAGGCGGTGGTTTATTTGATTTTTTTGCTGACGATCCTAAAGAAAAAGAAGCAAAAAAAGCATATGAAGAATCCGTTGCTAGTAGAGTTTCTATTAAAAAAAGTGAATTAAAAGGTCGTGGATTTAATCATAGAGGAGTTAACACATATTGGTTTGGTAAAGGAAAAGATGGAAAATGGTATGTGT